TGCAGTATTTTGCAAACATCCTTGTTATTGAAGACTCTTCCAATCCTCAGAATGAGGGCAAGGTGATGCTCTATCGCTTTGGTAAGAAAATCTTTGATAAGTGCATGGAAGCAATGCAACCAGCATTCAAGGATGAAATCGCTGTCAATCCCTTTGACTTCTGGGCTGGTGCGAACTTCAAGCTGAAGATTCGTAAGGTAGACGGTTATTGGAACTATGATAAGTCAGAGTTCGAAGCACCAGCTGCTTTGTTTGATGATGATGACAAGTTGGAAGATGTTTGGAAGAAGGAGTATCCTCTATCAGAGTTTACTGCGGCCACCAACTTCAAGTCCTATGAGGAACTCAAGACACGCATGAATGCGGTTCTTGCGGGAACTACTAGGGTAGGAACTGCGGCAGCAGTGATGGAAGATTCGCCTTTCGTTGAACCAAAGGTTGATACAAAACCTGCTCCGGCACCTACTGTTGATAATGATGATGACACTATGTCATACTTTGAAAAGTTAGCAAACGAGTAATAGAATGGGGGAACTTTCGGGTTCCCCCTTTTTTAGTACCCCAAGGCCTCGTTCAAATTAGCAAATTTATTAAATCTTAGATCATCTACACGACCACTTGCGTAAACAGTAGTATTTGTTGGCGATTGAGCATTAATCTGTGTGTTAGATGTTCCACCCCCTTGCCGGCCGGCAACAGTTGCTCGTTCAGCCTTTGCGGCACTTTCCGCCGCCAACCAGGCAGCGGATCGGGGCGGCGGTTTGGCGCCCGAGGCCAGGACAGGCAAAGCGCCCCTCGGCGAACCGCCGCCCACCATGTCGTCGGCTGAGCTCAGAACAGGCGGAGCTCCGGCCGATGATCCCTTTTTATCAGCATTACCATTCATCATAGCATTGAAATCTGCTGGCCAAGTTGGCAAGGCATCAACCTTTTCTCCAAGCATCCACTGAGCCATCGCCTTAGCAAGCCTTTCACCACCAAAGTAACCCGCAAGTCCTCCAATGGCAGCACCGATAGGTCCACCAACCATACCACCCGCTGCTGCACCTAATACACTAGTAGCAACACCGCCGAAAATACCAGCAATACCAGCAGATTTTTGTTTCATGCTCATCTCATCGTTGCTTAGGATACTTACTAAATCACTAATCGCAAATACGGCAGATAAACCGGGTATTCTTTTTGCCAGTCCCAGAAATTTTCCAACTTTTGGGAATTTCTGCATCATTTTGGCCATTTTGCCGGGTTCCGGCGCATTTCTAGCTAATTTTTTCATCCGCTCATTGAGCGCTGCGCCTGATAGAACTTTTCCACCTTTACCTATTTGCTGACCGGCCGCGTTAACCATTGGCGGTTTGGTTGGGACCGGCGACCCGGCCGGTGGTTTGACCGGCGGCGTGATCCCCTTTGCAGCGCTGCCACCTAAGAACGTGCCGAGCTTGCCGAAGGCCTTTTTAAGTAGACTAAGACCCCCTGATAATCCTGCAAGAAATAGTCCTGGCACAAGCATGGCCGTGATTGGTATCAGGGCGGCCACCACTAATCCAATAGCAATACCCATACCAGTAAGACCTTCACCTATGTCTCCAAATGCCTCGCCCCATTTACCTTCCTTTAGTTTTGTCCAAGTGTCTGTCCAAAATTTAAGAGTAAAGAAATCTAAGAAAGCACCTAATGAGTCACTAACCCAAGTTAAAGCACCCATAATCGCCGGAATGGTAACCTCAACCCATTCCTTAAACTGGGGGGATTGCATAAATTTACCAAAGGCAATCAACGCTGCACCAAACGCAAGAGTTCCAAGAAGTGCTAAGCCACCCTTCAATGCAGTTTTTGCGCTTGCTTTACCCAACGCCCACATTCCGCCAATACCCGCAGCAATTTTATCGAGTCGAGAACCATCCTTTTTCATTAGGGCACTGCGTTCGTCTTCAAGTTCTTTTTTTGCTGCTGGAGATATATCTTTATTCTTGAGTCTTTCCTCTAATTCTTTTTTTTGTGCTTGATAAGTAAGTTTGCTATATTCTTTATCATCTTCTGCGACCTTACCTTGCTCTTCAAGTAGTTTCTTTCGTTCATCTGCCTTACCAGAAAATGATTTTTGCCATTGTTCAGTTGCCTTTGCCGCATCAGCAGTGATCGCCATCGACTTCTGTAGTGCAGCAAGATTGCTGGTGGCCTCCTTGGAAGCTTTACTGCCCTCTTTGTTGGAATCTATAATTTCTTTGTAAAGCTTAATATCCTCTTCGTTTTTCTTTGCCTGCTCGGCGACAGCTTTCTGCGCCTTTTCCGCCGCTTCCTCGTTCGCCTGCTGTAATCGTGAAATCACATTAGGAAGTTTCGCCATAGTTGTTTCTATTGTTTCGGCCATAACTTATTCCTTACTTCTTACTCATGTAAGCGGTCATACCCATATAGGCGCCACAAACACCGGCCATACCGATGTAAAATAAGCCAAACAAATTGGATAATACATTGATTCTAGAATCTGGAAAGATAGGGAGAAATACTAGTACAGTGAATACCACCATAGAAATGAGAGACACCCACGCCATTTTCTTCTGCGCGGCGGCCTTCTCCTCTTTCATCTCCATTTCTTCTAGCTTTGCAATTGCTGTTAATTCTGCATCATCCACTATACCATCCCCATCTAGATCATGTTTCGCATATTTACTTTCTTTTTGAAGCTTTTTCTGCGCCATTTGATTATCCCCTGTTTTTTCTCTCTTGTTTTTCGTGCTCTATTCTCTCTTGTTCCAAATGTTTAGCTAACAATCCAATGTATATGTCCCTTTCCCAAGGCATCATATCTTCTAACTCTTTCAAACTATAATTATGATGTTGCATCATCATAAAATTAGTTTTATAATAATTTTCTATGCTGTCATGAGACAGCGTTATACTAAAAAACTTTCAATCCCCTCCAATAGCACCTCTCCCTTTACCTTAGTTTTAGGGTTTGTCACATCAACCACATGTCTAAGTTTTGGCATTGATTCAAAAAATTTCATTACTTTCTCTAACTGTTCTCCACTAAATGATTCAATAAATTCTGTAATTTCACTTTTGGTCATATCAACCTTGTTGGTTGTTTCCTCACCTAATGAAACAGTGTCGATACATTCTTGAATCAATGTTATCGTTTTTTCAAAATCACCGATGTTATTAGACATCCCACTAATGTCTGAAAGTCTGGGATACCTAAAGTTAATCTTAATATCGTCTGTCAAATCAATAGCAGTTGAGTGTTCTACACTCATCTGTACATCAATATCTTCTATATCAATTTCAGTCTCAACATAAGTTTCTTGATCGTCTGGGCAAAGAAGCTTTAACTCTATCTTTGCACCAACAGACTTCGCTCGTAATCGTAGAAACACATATTCAATGTCAAACATTGGATTGACATTTGCATCAACAATGCCAAATGTACATCCAGATACCAATATACCCATCGCATCAGCAATTTGTTTTTCCTCTCCTGATTCTTGGGCTATCATAAGAATTTTCTGTTCTTTGACCAAGAATGGTCTAAATTTAATTTCCTCCTGTGTTGATGGTAGTGTTAATCTGTATTCTGGAGTTTGTAGCTTTGGTAGCGCCATAATTTATCATCCTTTATCATAATCTGCTTAACACCTTTGGTATGTTCGCATTAATATTTCTTTCTGCACTCGTAATCACTGTATCAAGAACCTTATCTAGAAGGCTAGGTGGTTGATTGGTAATGTCAAGTGTTTCCCAATAATTATACTCCATAGTTATTGGTGTCTTGATAATGTCTGTTGCTTGAGTGTAACTCAGCGATATGGGGCCAACCTCTTTTGGAAAACAATTAAATATTTTAACCCCATATCGTCTATTATTATTAATATCTAGGATATAGATTTCCATTATACCAACATAATCTTTATAGTAACGAACATTCCACGTTGACCTGTCCCATGCGAGCTCTTGCCATGACTGAAAGAATACTCTTTCTTCTAGGTCACTACTTGTTTGTATTGTTAAACCTATTGTTCCAGCAAAGGTAATACCATCGACAATTTCTGGTTGAATACCGTACACGTTAGCATCTGGTGAAGTGTTGAGTGCTCTACCCGGCATGTCTATAGCCTCAACCCGTATAGAGACGTTTCTTGCAGCGCTTGGGTTTGGATGCATTGGCGGGGGGTAAACCAAAACTTCATAACGACTTGGTAGGGCATACCCGTTTTTATTATGGAATTCCGATAGGAAGTTATTAAGAACACCAAATGCTGTTGCCTCAGAAAATTTAGGAAGTACTGCCATTAGATCATTGCCCTTGATTCTTTCCACACCGCCGATGCAGATGATTTCTTAAATTGCTGCACAGGGAGAAGAGTTGCGATTGTAAATTCATCTGCATCAATTCTGCGAAACTGTGATTTAGTATATCCTGCAAGATATTTGTGTATGGTTGGTTTAATGAGTCGTATACTTTTCAACTTGCTATAATCAACGATAAGCCTTGTCGTATAATCAAATTCAGTATTGTTAGAATAATCTACCAGACGGTCAAGCAACTTTATTCTCAATGGAATGGGTAGGTAATGAAGGTTGATGCCAAGAAATCCGTCTGAATATAGCTCTAGTGGCAACACCAGAGGGAATGTATCATAGTATGGTAAAGTCTTCTTGAATTTAGGGCCATACACAAACATGTTGAGTTTACCATAGAATGGCTTATTATTCCTCTTACCATCCCGTAAGAGGTCCAATGAGGTTGGCGTACCAAACTCTTTAATCTTTTCTCTGTACCAAGCAGTTGACTTTGGGCGACCTTTCGCCTCATCCTTAACTGATTGTATGTATTTGCTAACTGCCATAATACTATTTATACGAAATACCCAGATGATCCTCAGTTAATATCTTAAACTCCATACCATTATTTTCACACCATTCTGTAGCATATCTCCATTTGGC